AAAAACGAAAGCACCAGCGGCATTAGCACCTGTAGCCATATCTGTGGCACGAGATGGTGCTCCAGAAGCATTTACGTTGTAGATACCATTCTGTGAGGCAGTCGTCTGATTCTTAATTAATATACGATCACCAGTCTGTAAAGTTACACCGTCTATGGATTGACCATTAGCAAAGGCACTGGATAACGTACCATTCGCAGTAGTTGTGGCAACCACAGAATCTTTAACATCTAAACCTTGAGCGACTCCATCTACATAACCTTTATTTGCTGCATCATTATCACCAGTAGGATCTGCCAATCCTGTAATCTTCTGTGAGTTCATTGAAACTGCACTAGTAGGAGCAGCCATCTGATCTAGAGTATTTGTTCTTACTCCAGCATCAAAATCACTAATCTTTGTATGGGCAAGAGAGGGAATATCATCACTTACTAATGCTCTAAATGTAGGTGCAGCATCACTTCCTGTAGTCGGTCCTGATAATACTTTATTAGCATTTTGAACTGTATCTTTATCAAAGAAACCACCTTTACCACCTATCTTTATAACACTGGTAGCTGAACCTCCAGCACCTCCAGTACCTTTACCAATAAACAGGGTTTCAGTTCCCTCAGTAAAAGCTAATTCTGCATTAGCTAATGAAGTAGGTGCTGATGATCCAGTAGATCTTTTAATTCTTAAGGTGTTTGCCATGTTAGAAGTTTCCTCCGTCTACTAAGTTTTCGACAGTGCGTGTTTGATCTGCCTTAAATGTACCACTTGTTGAATCAAAATACACTAATGAATTGTTGACTTTATTTGTGTCATTTAAAGCTGTTCCAGTATTACTGAATTGAGGTCCTTGCGGTCCTTGAGTCGCTACTGTAACGACATTTGTACTGCCATCAACCGTAACAGTATTCTTTTCAGTTGTAATACTTACAGAAGTCATACTGTGGTATAGCCCTCACTCATAAATATTGTACCCTCTAAATAATATTCCTTGTTACCTGCTGCATCAATTAATAACACATCATATTTTAAAATATCTGGAGTAAAAGTTGCTGTCTGTGTATCTGTCAAGCTTATACTCACCGATCCAGCTACTCTATCTGTGTAGGCAACAGAGAAGTCAGCAAACTTTGTGGTGCGTGTTTCTTCCCAAACCTGTGCAGCAACAGTAAATCCTGTTAAATTAATAGCATTATTATTACCATCTTTGAAAACTAAAGGAATAGTATGATCTGACCTTCTCTGAAGGGTAAAATTATAAGTTCCAGGTTCGATTGCCATAATTAGAATTTTATTATGTATAACATAACAACGTTACGAGGTCTTGTTTCAGAGTTGTTAGTAGTTCCACCAGTACCATCAGTACGTCCGCTTATAGTTAAAGTATGGTCGTGAGATGCGTTAATTTGAAGAGTACCAGTACTAGAAACGTCAGGATTACCTGGTGTTGTCTGACCATTTTGATTTTGACCCTTAGAAAAAACTCCAGTTGGATTTGGTGCATTTGAAAAGGTTTCGGAGATTTGAAAAGCTTCACCATTTAATGTTTTAGATGAAACACTACCTGACATTGAAGAGGTTCCATGATCGTGATCTCCAATTTGACTACCTTGAGTTCCATTAATACTTCTACCAGTATCTACTCCTCTACCATCATCAAAACCTCTAACAAATTCACCTCTTAAATCAGGTAAAGTATTTCCTATTAGATTACGTAAATTTTCAAGTTCACTCCTATTTACTCCTTGAACCGTCCCACTTCCTGCTGCAATGTTATCACCATTACATTTTAAGTATCCTGAAGGAACGTTATTAGCAGCTATACAAAAAACAGATCCTACGGGTACACCTGTTACAGCCGTAAATTGTAATTCTGCATTAGTAGCACTATGATTTGAACTTGATACTGCTAAAAATTGCCCAGGGCTTCCTGTGGTATTAGGTAATGTAAAAGTTCTATTTGAACTTAATGAAGATGCTGATTTTAAAGCTACAAATGGTGACCCACTAGAATCTTGAAATCTTATAGGTAATCCATTTACTACATCAAGACCTGAATCAGTAATTTTTAT